CCTGTGCCATCAGCTGCCTCCCAGTCTAACCAACTGGTGTTCTTGAACTCTGAGATAGTATAACTGAAGAAGTCATCATCTTCCCTAAAGGTTAACATTTGTAGGGAAGATAAGACAGCTTGATCTGTAGGTTCCTTTAGTACAATCTTGTTACCGGAGGAATCCACGGTATGGGAACCGCTATCATCTACTACAATCTGCTCTATCTTATCTGTAACTATCTTAGGAGATATAAAAGCTCCAGCTACAAAAGGACTTAGGGTACTTAATGACTTGATAGAGAACTTATACCAAGAACCTAGTACAGTATCTATACTAAGGACAGAATTATATTTATAGTTGAAGGTACCTTTAGTAAAGGTAGTATCGTTATTATAGAACAGATGAACCTTTCTAGAACTCTTATCGTATGTAATAAGTGCCTGCTCTCTGGCATCTTGTGTTATACGTAAGTACTCATCTTGTATAGTCTGCTCTGTAAGGCTCGTAGTAAAGAGATCTCCTGATACCTGGTCTTGTTGTATTAGGTTGATACCAGAGTCTGCTAGGTAAGCTACTGTATCCCCTACTACTACAAAGTTCCTGAAGGATCTACACCCTTCTTCAGATATTCGTGTAGGTACTAAGTCAGTAGCAGCACTGCCTTCTTTAGAAGCAGCTTGTATAGCCCAGACACCTTCTTCAGAGAAGACTAAGACAGAGTTACGGAAAGCTAAGATACCTGTGGCCTTACCCATGTCAGGTATAAATATATATCCACCATCTGTAGCTACAATACCTGCGGTATCTTGGGTAGTAAGATCCGCTACAGAGTGGAAGGGTAGTGTAGCTCCTCCACCTGGAGATGTAGTTAGTTTATCTCTGAATTGTTGGGTAAAATATACCACCGTATCTGCTACGTAGAATAACCTGTTAGCCCAAAAGGTTACGCTAGTAGGGTAACCAGAGAAGGGTAGACTAGGTACAGTAGCACCTGAAGGAGTGGATCTATCTCCTGTGAAGGGATCAAATAAGATATGACCTCTAGGTGCACGCTCTGTCCCAAAGTCTTGCTTCTCTAAGAGGACAGGGTCTAGATCATCGTTCTCATCTTTACCTACCCACCAGGTCTGTGCATTACTGGGGTAGTTTCCTCGTGAGGTAAAGTAATCTGTATAGTGTACAGTAGATCCATTTACCCAACCTTGGTTTATCAGATTATACTTATGCAGTTCTGATAAAGCTACCGGAGTTTCATCTACTTCTAAACCGTCATCTACGCCTTCCAGATCTCGTACCCTGGTAGTAAGGGTAAGCTTATCTATATTACCATTAGGGTACTGTGCTGATACAGTAGGGTCATAGGATAGATAGAAGGGTGCAATACGGTCAGATGCAACGAAGAGAAGACCTAGGCCTGTAGCGAAGTCACAAGGTACATCTGCTGCTGTAGTGAAACCAGATACAGGTACTAGTGTTTCTATAACATCGATAGTTGGCCCACCTGGTTGAACATCTCTTATGATAGAACTGGAGGTTGAATTACCGCTAGACATAAGATGGAAACGTAACTCATCCCCTACCTGTATAACAAGTATCTGTACAGACGTATCATTGTTAGGTGCTTTCCAAACAAAGGTTTGTATGGCAGCGTTCTCTATATCCAGAGTAGCAAAAGAGGAGGTAGATAAAGCATACTCTGTTTCGTAATCAATACCTAGCCTACGTCTACGAGAACCATCTCTTAGTAGCTCGTAGTTCTCCTCTTCAATACTGGCATTCTCTGGAAAGGTAAGAGCCTCAGCTTCTGTTATCAAACCTTTTATGAAGGTATTTCTAGTGAGGCTCCCTCTACGCTCAGCCATGTCTTAGCTCCTATTTACTCTTTGTAGCCTTCTTAGCAGGCTTCTCAGCGACTTTCTTTTCTTCTTTAGGGGTATGCCCCTCTTCAACAAGATAAGCCTCTACACGAGCTTTGAGGGTACGCAAGCAATTAAACTCACCTTTGAACATTAAGGGGAGTTCTCCACCACCATCAAACTGAAGAAGGTATGCACCATTGTACCCTTTACGTACAGCAGAGATAGTCTTACCTCCAGAGGTCGTACCTAATAGGTGCTTCTCTATTGTCATTACTTACGTCCTTTTGGTTTAGGCCTACGTACATTTAATCTGTTAGCAGATTTTGTAGAGACTGCTGCTAAAGTTCTTTCCTTGAAAGCAGATCTTGTATCTGTGTTCTTGTTGAAGATAGTAGAGGCTGTAGTAACACTTCTCTCTACAAGTAACGTAAATAGATTACTTGGTAAAGTAGGGATAAAGGTATCACTCTGTGTAAAGGTAGGTCTTACTAAGCACTCTATAGTAGTACGAGATTGTTGTACTGTAGCTTCTTCAGAACTATCATATGCATTAAAGTAAATAAACTCATCATCAAAACTAGTATAGTAATCTGGGAACCTATCAGTTAAGATATGTAGGTCTACACTATCATCAGTAGTATACACAGTTACATTACTTTCACTAGTAGTGAGTGATTGAGATTCTCTTATGAAATCTTGTGGGCACTTAAAAGGTATAGTCTTCCACTCTCTAGCTGTATCAGTAGAGGTATCAGTTCTATATCTAAGTAAAGTTATATCTTGTACTTCTTCAGGTATCTTTATCTTAGTAGGTTGAGAAGTATCTCCTACAGCTTCAAGTTCTCTTACTGTACGTAACCAAGTATATTCTTCTTTATGGGAATCTACTAAGAAGTAATATTCTTCTTCTATTATCTCTGCTACATCTCTAGATAACTGAGTATCAGATATACTTGTAACACTCTCTCTTACAAGCTTCCTTAATACTTTCTGTGTCATCTGTAGTAATGTTAGTTTAGTTGCCATATGTTCCTCTACCTATATCCTTACCCAGGGAGGTAGAAGTACCTCCTATAGTATCCTATAGGTATACCAACCGGGCGCAAAAATAGTTATACAGTTGAGTCCAAAAAGTGTAACATTTGTTTACACAGTGTTACGGTATGTGATAGTTAAATGTGCCCTAACATTGTTACCAGAAGCAGGAGTTGTTATTTGTAATTTAGTCACACCTGTATTATTACTAGAAGCTGTTGTAGAGAACACTGTCCCTGCTGATTGAGAATCTGTAACAGTTATATCTGCACCTAAGGAAGCTGCTGATTGATTAACTATTGTAATAACAGCACTCCCACTTGTAGCAGTAGCATCATCTATAACAAGATCAAAACTTACTACATCTATACTAGAGGCAAGAGGCACCGAGTAGTCATCATTGTTAGCTGTGTTCAGTTCTATAACTAACTGTTGCTTAGGTTTACCGAAGGGTGCACTACCTACGCCATCACTGATAGGTACCTGTCCTGAAGTAGCAGCGGCAGCTCCCTTTACTTCATGTAAAGAAGGGTCTGTTAAGTTCTTATGTAGTACGGTCATCTTTATACCCTTGTGAGATAATTTATCTTAACTCTGCATCTTACAGTCAAGACTGCGTCTGTAACGAGCTTGAATAGCTTCCCATGCTTAGATCCTCCATTAAGGGTAGTATCACTCAGGACTGTCCCTGCTGCTGGCGTACCCGTAATAGAGACTGAATAAAGGGTAGTAGGGTTTGCAGTAGAGCTATCCTCTAAGCTAACCACCGATGTACCAGCAGGAGCTACATCATCTAATATCAAATCAAAGCCTTCAATAGAAACATTGTTAGGGAAAGCGAACCAGTATTGATCAACTGTACCTGTTGTTATAGTCATCATTATATCTTGAGACATTGTTTGGAATGTCGCTGTAGCTGAACCTGTAGCTTTTATAATTCTACCAGAGGAAGCAGACGCTGCCCCTTTGGGTTCATGTATCTGTGCATCAGGGTAGGTAGTGTGGTCAATAGTTGAGACTGGCATTTAAACGTCCTCAGAGCTTCACAGTAAAGACTTTACAATAAAGGAGGGGTAAGGTATACCCCTCTATAGAAAGAAGCTCAGAGAGCTTATAGTTTACGGTACTCGATTACTAAGCGAGCTTTACCTGCTGTAAAGGTACCAGTAGCAGCAACCTTAACACTACCAGCGTTACTACCAATAGTAGGTTGGCTGTAGATTAAAGGCTCAGTAGTAGAAGCGCTTGTAGCATCTACAGTTTCTGCTGCGACTAAAGCGCCATCACAACGAACACGTGCACCTACAGCATTGATAGAGGCTAAGGCGATAGCAGCATCAATACCGTCAGCATCGATAGCAGAACCGCCATCTTGAACCAGACCGATGTCATAGGAAGTACCGCCAGCAAAGGCAGTTAAGACAACAAGCTCAGCACGAAGGATAGCAGCGTTAGCTGGGATCAAGTGCTTGAATGCTGTGTTCTCATCAGGAAGATCATCATAAGAGAATTCTAATTCTAAGATGTCATTATCTAGTTTGTTTGTGTAAACCCCACCACCAGTCTTATCGGTAGTACGAGGGCCGTAGTGTGCGTTAACGCCAAGACCGGCTGAATTTTCAAAACCCATTTTAGTTACCTCTGTTATTTATAGTTAGTAGCTGAAGTGATTACAACACCAAGAGTATCTTTACGTTGTACACCTTGACCATAACGTTGAGTTGTTTGCATAACATCACGCTCATTGTCATGATCACGCCATGCTTCAGTACGAACCTTACGGCGAGTAGCACTCATCAATGGCTTGTGGTTATCACTAGCAATAGACATGAAGATGTTAGCAACACCACCAGTTACAGAACCAGCTCCGATAGTTTCAGAAGCAATAGCCGGTAACAGGTTAGAAGTCATGATTGTCCAACCGTGGATAGTTGTAACAAAGCGGTGATCCATCATGAAGCCAGTTTTAACAATACCTTCAAATAAAGGATTATTGTTGATAGAGGCATCAGCAGAAACTAGGTCATTAAGGGTAGCTTCTACGATAGGATCTACTACAGCAATACGACCAGCAGCAGGTACCTTAGCTTTATCAAAAGCTAGTTTCATTTCTAAGAAATGTTGAAGAGATACAACGTTGTTAGATTCTGCTGAAACTACGCGGTGGGCAAACCCGTTGATAGAGTTAGCATCAGCAGCAGTTTGGCCTGCATTCAATACAGAGTATGCATTAGATTCAAAATCTTCAGCTAAAGCCATAGATGTTTGAAGAGCACTCTCAGCTAGTAAAGCTTCTACTTGCTCACCATCTTCACGTAACTTATCAGTAACGTGCATTTTATCACCTTTCCACTTATTGATAGTAAGTGTGATAGTGCTTGAATCGATAGGAGTAGAAACAAGAGCTTGTTCTTCAGTAACATCTTGGATGGTACGGGCACCAACAGATTTAATGTTTAAAGTAGAACCAGATTGAAAGTTTGTTACATCACGGTAGAACACAGTAGGTAACATGTTTTCTTGTAGCTGAGACAAGATGAAGCTATCATATTGTTCAGTGTTGATGAACGCACCAGAGTTTGTAGTATTCAAAGACATTTTAATATCCTATATTATTGTTTGGCATGAGATTTAAATGCAGCTAAGACATCAGCATTACTTGCGCCTAGTCTAACTACTTTAGGGCCTTCCTGTTTAGGTAGGTTATATGCAGCAGTATTAACATCTGCTTTGAGTCCAGAAGGTGCAGATGGTTTGATCCCCATCATATGCTGGAAGGCTTTAGGAGATTCTTTAGCGAGCTTCTCAAGGTCATACCCTGTAGCTTCACTCATCTTCTGTACAGCCTGCTTAGCAGCTTCTTCTGATCCATAATAACTGATAACAGCTTCTGAGGCTTGCTTTAAGTTATCAGCATATACTTGCTCCACCTCCTTAGCTTCAGCTTCTTTCTGTTGCTGAGATAAGGTTTCTTGGAGTAAGTTGCGTACAGTATCTTCAGTAACACTTGCTTGAGTCTGTGCAGGTGTTTCTTCGGTAGACTGTACAGAGGCACCTTGTGGTTTCTTCATCTCCTCTAGTACCTGCTCGATACCAGATTGACGTGCTTTAAGTTGTTCTATCAGCTCACGATCAGCAGCACGCTCAGCTTCTAGCTTAGCGATATGCTCATCAGCAGATGCAACCTTCTTAACCACATCTTCTTTAGAACCAAAGATGCGCTCTCCTACCTGTAAGAAAGGTGCTTGCTGGTCGGCGTTGCTATTCTCTACAGGTGCTTGTTGTGTAGACTGGTCTTCTACACTCTTTGAAAATAATTCAGACATATTCTATTTACCCTCCGTCAGGATAGTTAACAAATTCTTTAGGGACTTTCTGGACTCAAGGAGTCCGGCTACTCTTGCGGTGAAATCCGTATCGTATATGTTCTCCTTGTCTAGTTTGTCCTCTATGTCATTAAGTAAAGATAATACATAATCGACTACAGCAGGAAGAAGGTAGGTAGAGTTTTTAAACTCCTCTGTTAGACCCTCTTTCTTCTTCTTAGTAAGAGAGAGCCTATCGCTGTTAGCAAGCTTACAATACTTCCTTGCCTCCTTAGCTTCTTCTTTCCTACGCTCTCTCCTAGAGTTTGCATCATATGGCATCGAAGTCTTCCTCTCCACTGATAGCTTCGGCATCCTGTTGATCATTAATAGCTTGTGCTGTACGCTGTAACCTCTGTACTTCTGCAAGCTCTTCTACACGTACGTTTTCACGTACAACATTGAACTCTTCTAGGCCACCTACACGTTCTAACATCTTGGCAGACTTGACACCAGATACATGCTCTTGTACGCCAGGAGTGTTTAATAATACCTGTAGTGTCTGAGCTACTCGTGCATTCTCTTCAAAGATAGAAGAACCTACTGGATGCAGTACGCCTTTAGCTTTAAGATCTTCTTTAGAGATAGCTAAAAATTCTTTATGCCCAAACTCAGGATTGATCATGATGATCTCATCTCCTGCTGGAGAGAGGTTCCTTCTGGCCAGCTCTATGAAGTCTTCTAGCATAGGTTGTAAGAACTCTTCCTCGAACTGACGTACCTTATTCAGTACTAATCTATCTTGTGCACTACCTAAGGTATTGACCTCAAAGGCTGTCTTTTCTCCCGGGGTGCGGAAACCTACAGCCTCAGGAGTAAGGCCTACCATACGATCCATAAGCTGCATATAGTTACTAATCTGTAAGTCAGCATTGAAGAAGGTAGTGTCAGGTCGCAAATATGTGACAGAACCCTGTCCATCTGGTATACGATATATTAACCTACCGTTCTCATCATACTCTGTATCTACATCCCCTACGATAACAATATCAGGATCGATGAACTCGTCGACAGCATCTGCTTTAAGATTCTCAAGCTTGTCAATACGGAACTGCATACCGATAACATTTAAGAGAGGGCCTTGTGCCATCAGGTTATCTTGACGCTTACGCCACCCTGAGTAGTACATATAGTCAGAGCCATTCCAAGAACCTATATCCTCATCTTGTATAACAAACAACCTATCTGCTATAACAATCTTTCTATTGGCATGGTACTCGCCTGTAGCAGAGTTGTAGATACCTCCACGAAACTCTAGGATCTCAATTAGTCCACTACCATAGTACTCTTGTATGTTACCAAAACCGTCAGCTACAAAGTGTAGGGAACGATCTGCATCTTCAGTACGGAGTGCACCAGTCCTACTTAATGTAATCCTATTCTCATTAACTAGCTTAAAGATCTCATCAGCACGCTGCTTCTTATCCCCACTCATTACTTCTAGGTCACGTTTAAACTGTCCTATAGATTGGAGCTTACGTGTGATCTTCCACGTATCTTGGAAGCTAGTACCTGTTAAGTTGAAGACTATATCTTGAGGAGCTATACGTTCTAGTTTAGGGCCTTCATAGACGAGGACATCATTACCGTCTCCATCCTTCATAGTTTGTTTTACATAGTCTAAGGTACCGAAAGCAATACCATCTAATACCCAGTCATGTAAGCACTTGATCACCTCTTGCTTAAGCTTACCAGCCTCTGCCTTGGTTCTTACATAAGCCTCTTGTATTCTTCTCTTCTGTTGTACAGAGTCTTCCTCAGACCGAGAAGTAAACTGTACCCAGTTTCTTTGGGGGAACAGGGCATCAATATAGACAGCTACAAGGCTTTCATATAAACGTGTTATATGAGGTAGTGTAGTAGAATTACTGTGTGTTCTGCCACCGTCAACAGTATTCCTTGTATCAGTTGCGTAGACATAGTCTCTTACCTCTTTAAGATCATCTTCAAATTCTGATCGTTGGTTCTTAGCTCTGTCATACCGCATTGAGATTTCTTTAGCAAGATCTTCTTGCTGCTCTACTATATTCTCAATGGTAAACGTATCTGTACTCATTATCTTCCTCGTCTACTACCAAACCGTGAAGTCTGTTTCAGCGGTATAACATTGTTTAGTGTTTGCCTTTTACTAGGGGCTTTAGCGATAGCACAGGCCATAGCTAAGCTATCCTTCAAGTCATCATGTACGGGCCTAGCAAGTATCAACTCTTCCTCTAAAGCAGGAGTAAGACCTCCTTTGAAATGGAGGATAGTATTGTTTTCATACCTTGGCTCTAGGGTAGCAGCTATACGTTCTTCCTTCGTACCATCTGCCTTAGATGTAGCATGCGCATCTATGATAAGACTTAACCCCTCTTCTCTCACACGATCTTTAAGATACTCTGCAAAAGCTTTTTGATTAGAGTTAGCCTCTACCCTGATCTTACGGAAGGGGTACCGTTCATGCATCTGGAATAGAAGCTGATAATAATCCTCTATCTTAGAAGTTTTAATCCTTTCCATATCTAAGATATATATAAACCCATCTTCATCAATACCTATCACTGTTACAGCAGTGTAGTCTGCCCTCTTAGATGTAGAGGAGGCAAAGTCCATACCTGCGAATACACTTAGTTTCTTTTGTTTGAAGTGTACAGCTCCAGATAGGACTTTGATAAACGCTTGCTCGTAGTACTGAAACTTATCTCTGGATAATCTATGTGATCCCATTGAGTTAGGGTCATTATAATACTGAGAGTAAAACTTATCTAAGTTACCGCTGGCTTTATATCCAGCCTTCTTACGATTCAAAACTTTCTGATTAAATCCATACCACTTACCTGTCTTAGGGCATTGTACCCTAGGCCAAGCATATACACCATCCTTCTCTACGATACGTTCGAAGAACTCCCACGTAGGCCTCTCATCGATGACTTCCCCTTCATCATCAACAACTTCTTCTAATTCTGTTTTAAACTTATGGTATTGATCATCAGGGTGATAGTACGTACCTGCTCCAAAGATCATCCCTCCTGAGTTAAGAAGAGAGTTCCCGAAACTATGGAACTGTGCTACTGCATCTCGGCCTACCTGAGTATAGGCGTTATCTTGTGATACAAGGTCATCATACAGTATTATAGAGGAATGTAGTCCTGTTACCTTGGCACCTACTCCAATGGCCTTAACTGTACAGTCACGTATCATACTTTCTTTACGAAGGGGGTGGTCTACGATGAACTCGTCTTCTCTCCAAAGAGTACGCTTACCTTCTTCAGGATGGACAAGCCCAGGACAAAGATCATTAACTGCCTCTGTACATAGCCATTGCTTAACTGCACGTACCTGTTGCTTAGCAATAGTATATGTCTCAGATCCATACAGGATAGTGATAGTGGGATCTCTTACTATTAACCACGTACAGAATAAGCCCATAAGAGTAGATTTAAGATGTTCACGACTAAGGATAAGGAACTTATTAGTGAACCCATCTAGTTCACCTGTAGACCAGTCTAGTACAGATTGTGTCATCCAATCCATAACCTCGTAGTGTACCTTCCCTAGCATAAGGTGAGGAGCTACATACTCTACAAACTGTCTGAAGTCATTAAGGGGGCCAGCTAATAGATCCTCTATATCTTTATCCTTCACACCCTATCCCTCTAGTTTATCTATCTTCTCTTCAATATGGCTTAGCTTAATATCTATAATTTCTTTATGTCTATCTAATTCTTCAGAGACATAATGTTTCATCTGTGGCTCTATCTTAGAAATATCTTTCTTGATATTACCCATCTCTTCATAACGTTTCTTTTGATACCAGATTGATAGCCCTAGGTAGGCCGTTATGATCAATCCAACTATCTCATCAATCCCAGGTAAGGTCAAGTCTTACCTCCTTGCAAAGCTCTTAGCCTCAAGACACGCTCTTTATCTTGACGGTCTTTCTCTTTGCTAGTATCTTTCTCTGGTCTTCCTACTTTATTAGCAGTCTTACTTATCAGAGCTTTAGCAGCAGCAGTATCCCCTGCCTCAGCTTTCTGTATAAGAACATCTCTAGCAAAAGAATTATCTCTTAACTCTAAGTGCCTACGCCAAGCTTCTAGGCCACTGAAGTTAAAGTTCTCATCTCCACGTAAGAACCACTCACGAGAAGATAAGTACTCCCAGTGTTCCAAAGAACCTAGGAGTAACATAGCTGCTTCATACTCATCTACACATTGCATGTAGATCTGGTAGGCAGAAGGTATCTTAATAGACCCTTCTGTATCTAGGATATGGAACTCTCTAAGAGTATAGATTGGTTCCACTTTATAATTAGTACCTTGATGATACTCTACAAATAAAGCATTAGTTAATTTAACACCAGAGCTATTACGGAACTCTTTATCCCCTTGATAGTCTTTTAGCCAAAGCTTTAACTCTGCCTTATCCATATTATTTCCTTACGATACACGTGTAACTTTAACAACAGTGTAAACTTCTGATACACCAAAGTTAGAAGCCAATCCAAAGCCATCAGTAGCCCTAGTAGTAGAAGACCTATGCTGTATTTCAAAGGTCTTAGAACTAGCTATGGTAATCACACCTTTTAAGATTGATACTGTTTGAGAAGTATCAGCAGAAGATATTCCAGCATACTCAGATGATCCGATAATATCATCAGTGCTATCTGAAATATTCCTCAGTTTAATCTTATGTAAGTCTACATCGTATGCAGGAGCATAGGCCTCGATATGATATGTACCTGCTTGTGTTAAAGTAAATTGATTACTTGCATTGGATATAAAACTTGTATCACCTTCCAGTGTATTCAAGTCCCTTGTCTGCCAAGCTCCAGAAGTAAAACCTCC